ATTTAAAAATATAAACAATAAAGATATCATTGCAATCTTTAGTAATGTTTTAAATAATACATCATTTGGAAATATTGGTATTTCAACTTTGGATGAACTCTTTTTTAAAGCTATATTAATTACTATATATATAAAAAATGTTATTAATAATAATAGAAAAAATGCTAAATATAATTTTAATGATAAATAAATAAATCTTAAAGAAAAAAATACATATAATTCTGGTTCTTTTTTTTCTTTTTCATCGTCAAGTAATGGAGCATTTTCTTCTATAGCTTGTCTATAACGTGTTTCCTCTCTTGTTGTCTCTTCCTTCATTTCTTTTATAATATCCAATACTTTAGTAGAGCCACCTTCCTTAAAATTAGCAAAAACTTGATCTGGATTAGCCAACTCTCCAGCTTTTTCTTCATATTCTTTTAATGCTTCTTCGAATTTTTTTATATCGTCTTCTCCGGCTTTTTTTATTTCGTCACTCCATTTTAATTTAATATCACCAGATATTTGTTCTTCATTCTGATACCTGTCTGAAAAATTCTTTTTAAATATATTTATAATACTTGTAAATTTTAGTATTTTTCTTTTTATATTATCTATTTCTTGATTTCCAGAAGATGATGTATTTATATTTTTTAATGCAGGTAGCTCATTATCTTTTACATAATTTATATATTTTAACAATTTATATCTATATGTATCTCTTGTTATAGTATTACTATGATATTTATCTCCAATATCTATAAAACAATTATATAAGAATGCTATTATATTTATTATATGTAGTATTATTATTATAAAAGTAAACAATATTATCGTTCCTAATATTATTTTATATATTACTGCTGTTATTTTTTGTATTATCACTATATTCTCATCTCCATCGTCCATACGTTTTTCTGCATCATTAATTGTTTGATTAAATTTATCCTTCTTTTTTTCTAATTCCCTTTTCATATCTTGTCTTTTTTTTTCCTCTAACGCTGGGTTTTTTTCTTTATTAATCATATTCATTGCCATATTTTTTAATCTTTCGAATGTACCATCATCCTTCTTATTAAGTGTTTCTTCATTTGGTTTATTATCTTTTAATTCATGTGGTTGTTCTATTGTTGTTGCTATATTTGTTGATATTTCTCTTTTTTTTATTTTTTTTTTTGACATATTTTTTTCATTAAAATATTGTTCTAAAAGTTCTTTAATTAATGGGTGATGCGAATAAAATTTTTTTAAATTATTATAATCTACATCATCCAATTGAGCACCTCCTTTTATTTCTCGTGGCTCATCTGATTGTGGTGATATTTCATCTGATATGTATTGGAGTTTTAATAAGTTATCTATCTTTATTTTTTTTTGATGTGATATTTCAATTTCTTCATTTTTAATAATTTTATTTATAATGAAAGATTCGTCCTCATCGTTCAATTTATCATAAAATTCTCTTAATTTTTTTAATATATTTTTTATATGGTCTATTTCTGGTTCTTTAATATCTTCCGCTAAATCATCTTCATTGTCAGAAAGTGATAATATTCTTAATATTTCTAAATAAATTAATATATGTATATACTTAGTATATTTTTCAGGTTTCGATTTTTTATATGTAATATTTTTTTCTTTGTATTCTGTCCACTTGGCATCACCATCTACATCTATATATTTTTCATATATAATTCCGTGGCATAAATTTCTTAAATATATATATAAGCTATTGAATTTTTTATCATAATCGTTTATTAATTCTTTATTATAGTCAAAGTCTTCTTTAGTATAATTTTCTTTTTTTAAGCCAGGTACACCTTTATATTTTTCATTTAATTCATAAAATTCTTTTTTATTGTTTTCTTCTTCTTTTAGTTTTTCAGATGCTGCTTGTTTTGGTGCTGCTGTTTCTTCTGTTGATGCTGGTGTTACTACTTCTGGTGCTGCTTCTTTTATTGTTGCATCTGCTGCTATTGTCTCTATTGATTGTGGTGTTGCTACTACTACTGCTGCTGTTTCTTCTGTTGATGCTACTAATGGTGCTATTTTTTCTGTTGATGCTTCTTCTGTTGATATTGCTTCTGATGCTTGTTCTGGTGCTGCTGCTGATTGTAATTTTTTTAATGGTGGGGTTTTTCTGACATTTGACATATTATTGTCAAAAATATTTACATTAATACTTTTATAATAATCAGTATTTTGGTGGAGAAAATACTGATTATTATAATCAACAATGCTCATATATTTAATATCATCACTAACATTTTCTTCATTTATAAAAAGTTCCAATATTTCTTTTATATATTTTTTCAGAAGGTCGTTTACATTACCAAAGCGGGCGATATTAGTCTCAGTGTGATTAAAAATTTTTTTGTGTGTTTCTGTGTAATTCTCTGTTGTTTTATCCCCTGTTAAAAAAAAATTATAATATACTATTAATTGAGTAATAAACTCACTATATCGATCTTTTATTTTATCATATTTTTCCTTATAAACAGCTTCTGGCTTATATATATATTTATCATTTACTTTATAGTGATTATAGTATTTAATTTTTAATTCCTTTATATATGATTTTTCTTCTTCAATATCAAATGTTATTATAGTCGGTAAATTGGATACAGATATATTTATTAATTTTTGTTTCAACATATTTTTTAATTTTTCATCTTTTAATTCTCTATCATCATATGGTTTCTGCATAGTATCAAAAGAACCGAGTGTCCACATGTAACCATGCAATTTATATTTTTCAATTTCACTTTGAATATCATTTAATTTAGATGAGGAGTCTTCCATATTTATTATATCTCTCTATTTAATAATTAATTATATATAAAATAATAGTATTTTATACATAAAGAATTAAATAATAAATATTATATATGAAGAGGTTAATAATAATTATATTAACAAATATATTAACAAATATATTATCAATATATGGATATACAGAAATACCTTTATATCGACATTGGAATTGTATAGGTACTTCTAAAAGTATAAAAATAGATAAACCATATACTTTTAATGTAGGCGAAATACCTTTAATAGCTTGGAAAGCAAAAAATAATACTGCTTTTGCAACATTAAATATTTGTAAACATTTTGGTTCAAAATTAGATGATGGTTGGATAGAAAATGATTGTTTAGTATGTCCATATCATGGTTTAAGACACGGATATAATGAAAGATGTGGCGATATTATAGATTACGATGGTAAAATATGGTGGGCATTTAATCCAATAAATGATTTACCGCCTAAAATACCATATAATAGTGAAGAATTTCAAATTAGTCATATAGAAGTAGATATGGATGAAGATATGCCATTTTGTATGTATAATGCTATGGATATTAATCACGCCGAATATATACATAATGGAATATTTGGTTTTGGTTCAAAAATACCTATAAAAAATTATACACATATAAATAATAATAATCAAATAATTGGTGCAAGTTTTGAACATCATATAAGAAAAAATATTAAATTATTAAATAAAAATTTCAAAGTAGGAGATGATTTATATACAAAAAATTATCATGAATTTATATATCCTTCTACAACATGGTCTGTTGTTCAACAAGGTAATATAAATAAATTAGTAGTAGGAGTATCAATGACACCTATTTCTACAATAAAAACAAAATGGATAATAACTCTTAAACATAATTATATGAAAGATATATTTAGTACCGAATTGTTAAAATTTGCGACAAAACAAATAATAGGACAAGATAAAAAACAATTTAAAAGACAGGTTAAAAATAAATTATTAAAAGACAATTTTACATTTAAAAGATATTTATCATATGAGAATCATATGAACGAAATGTATAAATTATTCAAAAACTATAAATATCCTTTATTAAAAGATTTTATTATAGATTTAAACAAAAATAATTGGTAATTAAAACATATCTTTACCATATTTAAATATAATAAATAATCCAATAATATATAAAACACTAAATACAAATATTATTAATATATATATATATTCATATATTTCTTGAGATTTAATTTTAGTAATTTCATTAGACATTTCAGTATTAATTTTAATATATTTATTACTAATTTTAGTATATACTTCGTAATTTTGTTCAAAAAATTGCAAATAATTATATTCTCCATCTATATTTTTACCAAGAACTTGTTCTATATTAATATCAAATGGATATTGTAAACTTTCTGGATAACAATAAAATATATTATACATTTCATCATTTAAAATAGTGTCAATACTAATTTCCTTACATATTTTATTATCCAAATAAGTATTATTCTTAGTATCTTTAAATTTATAAACTGAATCTACCCATTGATGTGTTATAATGGCAGTTAAAAATTTCATAGCATCATTATATTCATTTTTTATATCATCTAAATCTATATCTTTACTAACACTTTTAATATTTGTATTCCCTTCTAAATAAGGAATTAAATGAATATTGATACTTGGTTTTACTTTAATATTGCATTTTGTAGTTAGTATATTATTTTCATCAACAAAATCATTACATAATATTTTCATATAATCTTTATTTAAATAATTCATATAACTCATATTTAAATTATTATTAAATTTATAAATTTTAGAATATTTTGAAATATTAAATATCAAATAAAATAATACAATAATAAATAATATAACCATATATACACAATTATAATAAAATAATGAATAAAATGTACTACTTGTTTCCGTTTTCTCAATAATAGCACTTTGTTTCATAAATATATACATAACTAAAATAATAAAAATTAAAATAGAAAATGAATAAATCAATAAACTTTCTGATAATATAAAATTATCAGATATTTTATATAAATTTTTTAAATAATTATAATTACTATTTATATAATTATACCTATCTTTATTTTTAGCCCACCAATATCTTTTATTTTTTTTATACATATCTATAACAAATATAATGCAATATATTGCAATAATTAATGGTAATAAAACTATTATAAGAAATATTAATAAATCAAATATTAATTTTAAAATAGCATTGTCTTTGAATGTATATTTATCATGTTTGCCAAATAAATATTTTACTATATTAATATAATGATTTAATGGAAGAATTTGCATAATTTTATTATATAATAAAGCAATTCCAAGTAAATTTTTTTCAAATTCCAGATATAATACTTGGGATAATTTCCCAGATGACATATCTTAATAGTAATCTCTTCTTATAATAATTAATTATTTAATTTTTAATTTATTTTTTAAAGCAATAATTGGTTTTAATACACAATAATTATCCATATATATATAATAAATCCAATATAATGGTCCGAAAAAAAATGATGCTATTAATAACCCTATTATTTTTTCAATTTTATAACCATAATAATTAAAACATACCAATGACATAATAAATCCTAAAATTCCAGCGACTATCCAACTAATAATTAATAATATTATAATAATTTTAATTGCATTAAAATTATTTTCTTTATTTTCTTTTCTTTCTACCATTTCTAATATATTAATATATATTAATTAATTTTTTGATTTTTTTGATATAACTGAATCAGAAGATGATTTTGACGCATTTGAACTTGATGATGTTGTAGAATTTGTATCAGAATAATTATCATTTAATTTTTGTATAGCTATATCCTCTCTTTTATTATTAACTGGTAGTATGGGAGTAAATTGAATAGGTTGTTTTATGGGTTGTTCTATAGGTTGTTGTATAGGTTGTTGTATAGGTTGTTGTATAGATTCTTGTTGTATAGTTTGATTTTTTTCAATTGAATTATTTAATTCTTGAGATGTAGTTTCTTGTATATTAGTTTCATTATTTGTAGTTAATGATTTAAATAATTTATAAATCAAATATATCACAAATATAATAACAATTACTATAACAACTATTATTAATGTCCATAACAAATATTTCAAATTATTATTAGAATTATCAGTATTATTATTAGATTCGTAATTACTTATATTTGTATTTTCTAATATACTCGAATTATCATTATTATTATTAGTATTATTATTATTAGTATTATTATTATTATTAGTATTATTATTATTATTAGTATTATTATTATTATTATTATTATTAGTATTATTATTAGTATTATTAGTATTATTTGTATTATTAGTATTATTTGTATTATTAGTATTATTTGTATTATTAGTATTATTATTATTTAATACAATATCTTCCGCAATATCAGAAGAAATAACATTTGTATTTTCATTTCTAATAAAATGAGGTCTATTATCTTCATTTAAACTATCATCATAATAATCCAAACCTTCATTATCATATTTAATAACAGGTGGTATATATTCATATTTTGGATCATATATATAATTATCATTGCTTCCATGTACCCAAGAAAGTGGTACATTAGATACATCGCCAAAAAAATGTTCTTTCTTAAAATTATCTTTATCGTAAAAATTATCACTTAAATTCTTTAAATACTCTTTTAATATAAATAATCCTTCTATATTATCTTTCATAGTTAATTACTTACTTTTCTAAAAGAAAAAATAATTATACATTTATGTAATAGATAAGATATAAGTATTATGAAACCTTATAAAACAATTAAAATATATAGATGGTTATCAGAAAACAAACATCAATTATATATTTTTAATAATTCAGATGACAATGATATAATAAAAGATGCTATTATTATTAAAGAATATATATATATAGATGATAATATCGATGATGCTTTAAATAAAATAGCTATATATATTAATAATTATCACGATAATAGTGCAATAATGCCATATTATATATGGACAACTAAAAAAGCAATATCTCATAATATAAAAAATATAATATGGGATGGATATAATATAAATCCATATTTATCAAAAGACAGAAATTCTAAAAAATTAGAAGAACCTATATCATATATATATAATACAAATGATATATTTAATTTATCAACATTAAATATAGTATTTTCATCAGATGTACCAAAAATACTTGAAAATAATAAATATTATTTTATAAAAAAAAAATTACCAAAATATATTAATTTAAAAAAAAGAGATGAAAAATTATATGAATTATTATTAGAAGATGTTACATATTTAAACCAATATCCTGAAAAATATCATAGAGTTGATTTAAATTATAAACTAAAAAAATCAATTATATTATCAAATATATTCGATAATATGCATACAAATAAAAATATAGCAATGATACAATGGATAAATGATAATTCTAAAATTTTATATAAAATACAAAAAAATCATTTTATAAAAAAAGAACAATTATATAATTGGTGTAATATAGATAAGATTACTAAAACAAATTGTATAAATATATATTATATAATAGCAAAAAGTTGTTATTGTAAATTAACTATAGATGGTAATGGATATATATTATTTTCATATATATTTGATATAAGAAAAGCTATTAAATGGGAAATAATAATAAAAAGTCGTAAATTTTTAACAAATTATTTAAAAAAATATATTAATCAACCAATTAAAATGAAAGAATTATCTTTAAAATTAAATGTATCTTATATTATTGATAATTCAGAAATGAATAATTTGATTAGTAAAATTAGTAAATATATAGATATTTTCAATGTTAAAGTTATAACTGAAAAAGATAAAAATAAGTTAGTATGTATTTATAAAAGATCATCCAATTATAATCAAATTACAAATATAAATGATTATATTAAATCAAGATATGATATAGGTATTTCAAGAAATGAGATAATTGCAGAATTAATTAATTTAGGTATTACAGATAATATTGAAAATGATGTTGATAGTGTATTAGATAATATAAATATGAAATTTCCTGAAAAAGATATTAGTAATAAAAATATTAAAGATTATGGTACTATTGTAATAATTACAAAATCTCATCAGGGTTATGATATTGATATTACAAATTCTGCTAATTATAATGAAGTAAATTATTTATTATTTTGGTTATCTAAGATAATATCATCAACACGAATAATAAAAAAAAAAGTTGGTACTATTCAACCACCAATAATTAAAGAAAAAATAGAATTAGAGCAACAAATTGAAGAAGATAATGAAGAAAATAATGAAATTAATAGATTAGGAGAATTAGATTTTGATTTAGATTCAGATGATGATGAAATTGCTGGTGGCGCAATTGGTAAAGAGAAACATAGTTATTTTGTAGATTTAATAAGAGAAATAGATAAAGATTTAGTTGGTGAAAATTATGCAAGAGATAAGTGTCAATCTGATTTTCAACCAATAGTATTAACAAAAAAAGAATTAGAAAAATTAAAAAGTGATAAAATGTTACATTTTGATAATATATTGGAATATGGAAGTAATAAATCTAAATTAAATTATTATGTTTGTCCTAAATTATGGTGTCCTATAAGTAAAATACCATTAGATATTAAAAAAGATGGGCAAAAATGTCCAATTGAAAATGAAGAACCCATGGAATTAATATGGGGAAAAGATAAAAATAAACCAAGATATTCTAAAATAATTAAACCAAATGAAAAAGGGATATGTGCTCCATGTTGTGGTAAAAAACTACAAAATAAAACAGAATTAGATAAATGTAAAATATATGATGATGAAATTATGTTAGATGATATTACAATCAATCCAGAAACAAGTAAAAATAGTAAAACGAAGGAAGGTACTAAAGAAGATACAAAAGAAAATGTAATTGATAAAACTTTTTATTTAATGAATCAACGTGCTCCAATTGAAAATGGAAGATATGGTTCTATTCCTGAAATATTACATAATTTATTATACCCATCTGTTTCTTATGATATATGTTCAAAACATATTAATAAAACACAAAAATGTTTTATTAGAAAAGGTATTAAACATAGAAATGAAGTTAAAAATGATAAATATAATATTAAAACAGATAGTTTAATGTATAGTCTTACACACCAATTAAATTTCAAATCAAAAAATGCTTTTATAAATGATATTGAAAAAAAATTAGATATAATTACATATATTTCTTTAGAAAATGGTGAAATATGTAAAGCATTTATGGATATGCGAGAAGTTATACCAGAAGATAATAATAAATTAATTAAAAAAATTAACAAAAAACATGATACTTATAAATTATTAGATAATAATATTAATTTATCAAGATTATTAAATATTTATAAATCATATTATAAATTTATAGATTATTTATCTTCAGACGATTATCCTACAGAAAAATTACCATATTATTTATATTCATTAATTTCAACATTATATAATTTATTATTAGTAATATGGGAACATAGTGAAAATGATATTAATATTATTTGTCCATATTATACATCATACAATGATTTAATGTTAAATTTGGATATTAATCCAGATATTATAATGTTAATAAAAGATAATCGTTATTATGAACCAATTGAATTAAAATTAAAAAACAACGATTCAGAAAAAATAGTCAATATTAATAGTTATAATAATGTTAAAAATATAATAAAAGAGTGTTCAGATAAAGCTAAAAAAGAGGATAGATATATTACATTTAATAAATTAATAACATTTAATCAATGGATAATAAATAATAAAAAATATTACAAATATGCAATTGATAGAATATTAATAAATAGCAATTTAACAATATCACATGCAATTACAAAAAATAATATTTTATTATCATTTGATAGTATTAGTATATCATTATTACCTAAAATTATTAAAGAACTTGATGTTAAAAAAGTAATATTTTATGATGATATTATTAATAAAAGTTATGATAATAATATAATTGATAAAAACTTATTAAATGTGTTTTCTATAAAATGTAAAGAATTTAATATTAATTTTGAAGCAGGTAAAATTATCGATAATCAAAAAACTTATTATAATACTATTTTAACAATACCAGATATAAATTTGAAAAATGATATTATTATTCATACTAATTATAAAAACGATTTTTATAAATATATTGAAAATGAAAATATTAATTCTAAAGAATGGTTCAAAATACAAAAATTGGTTGCTGATGTTTTAACAAAAAAATATACAAATGAAACTATTGTTAAAGAGTATGCTAATATAAATAATAGAGAAATATTAATAAATAAATTATACAATAATTTATTTTCTACTTATAATAATAAAAATAAAATACGAATTATTTTAGAGGAATTACCATTAAATAATATTAATAATAATACTATAAATGATATTAAAATGTGGATTAATAATATTATATTATATTATAAATATGATTTTTTTAATTCTATAATACAAGAATATAAAACAGAATTAATTTTCTCACAAAATGCTTTATATATAAATGAAATATATGAAATACCTGATATTTTACTACAATATCATAAAACTATGCCTAATACACAATTAAATATACAATATGATTATAATGATTATACAATTAATAATAATATTTCAAATGATAATATAAAATTGCCATCAATTTTTTCAGGTAATCAACAACTATTAAAAACTAAATGGACTACTAATAAAAAAAGTAAATGGTCTAATATGATTTTACTTAAAAATCAGAATTATAATTTAAATACTTTTTCAGATTTTACAAAATGGTTATCTAATATTTTAAATATATATATATCATATGATGATATTATATCAATATCCAAACAATATTATCATAATATAATAATTGATAATAATGCTGTTGAAAAAATACAATTATTTGAAGACCCTTCGTTATTTAATTTATGGTGTAAAATTACTAATACTAAATATATTAGTGTTGCTAAATTTTTAACTGACCATTTTAATAAATTAGATAATTCTGATAGAATTGATATAATAAATAAAATTTTTGATAAAAAAGAGTTATATCCAAATGATATTATTGTTAAATCTATATCTGACGTTTTTAATATTTCTATATTATTGATTCATCGTGGTAAATATGGTTCGTTTGATAGTAATATTGATAAAAGAAATTCATTAGATGATTTAATATTATCTTCTACATTTATTCAAGCTAATAAAAATTATTTAAATAGACCAATATTCATATTTTCTAAAGATAAAAATAAAGATAATACATATTATTCATATTATTCTATTATTGAAAAAACAACTGATATTACTATTGATTCTTTATATATGAAATATAAAGATATTCCTATTCATATAAAAACTTTACTTGATGCTCATATTAAATCAAATGTTTCTTAATCTATAATATTACTTACTATATTATTATAAGATAAATCATAATTTAATAATTCTTCTATTTTTTTATCCTTTATATTATTTTCATCTACTGATGCTAATATATCTTCTTCCTTTTTAACTATTTTATTGCCTATTATTTTTTCTTTCTCATCTATGAATTTAATATTCTCAGCCTCTATCTTTATGGTATTATTATTTTTTGCACTTATTTTTGATATTATAAAATCTTTTTTTTCTGTTTCTTTTACATTGCTTTTTAAACCAATTATTTTATTATTTAATATATATTCCAATAATAAAAATGTTAAAAATAGTGTAAACAACCATCCTAATGTTATTGATAATAATTTTGTTAATGATACTAAAACTTTATATAATAATTTATTTTTATTTAATTTCAAAAACTTATTTATATTTATATTTGAAATTATATATGCAAATAATGGTGTTATTATTAATGTTATACAATTTGTTATATAATTATATGTAGATACACCTATCGTATATCCAGAAGCATTTATTAATACACTATTTGTATAAAACCATTTTTGCATATCATTATTTATTTTTATAAATAATGCTTTTATAGTATCCATTATATATATTAACTATATATATATGGATATATTTTATTTTATTGATATTTGAGTTATAATATCTGCTACATTTTTATTTACATTTTTATTATCTAAACCTTCTATTGCTTTTTCTAATACATATACTGCATCTTCTATTATTTCCTCATTCTTTATTTCACCATCTATATCTTCCTTTTTTTCTATATACAAAGAATATAATTGATAAGAATTATCTCCTACTAATTTATTTGTTAAATCATATTTATTTATTACTTCCCATTCATTATGTGTTTTTATAAAAAATCTATCATCTTTAAATTTTATATTATGATTTTCTGGAAAATCTGGATTAAAATGTTTAAATTTTATATATTTTGGTATTATTTTTGTTGACCTAATTATTTTTGATATCTCATTATTTGTTATATAATCCATTCTCTCTGAACCATAATTATTAATTGTAATATTTATACTATTATGTTGTATTATATTATTATTTATTATCATATGTGGCTGATTTGCATATATTATACTTTTTGCTTTACATTTATTATTTTTAATATGTCTTGATTTACTTGTTGTATTGCAAAAAGTTTTCATACATTTTGGACAAGTCAATATATTTATACCTTTACATTTACTTATATGTAAATTATATCTTTTTAATGTAAAATATTTTTTACCACATAAACCACATTCCATTATATTTTTATTATTTATTTCTTCATTTGTTATTATATCTTTTTCATTATATTCTATTATATTTTCTTTGTTTTCTAATATATATGCTTTTTCATCTATTATATATTCATTCTCATCTTCTATTGTATATTCATTTCCCTCCTCAATTATGTATGATTTTTGTTCATTCATGTATGATTTTTGTTGATTCGTATATGATTTTTGTTCATTCGTGTATGATTTTTGTTCATTCGTGTATGATTTTTGTTCATTCGTGTATGATTTTTGTTCATTCGTGTATGATTTTTGTTCATTCGTGTATGATTTTTGTTCATTCGTGTATGATTTTTGTTC